CTTCGATGTCCTCACGCAGTTTCCAGCCGTCCTTCCAGGCACGGTCCGAAACTGTCTTAGCAGAGCAGCCATCTTGGCCATACTCTGCTTTAATCCACTTCCACGTTTCACGTGGGAAGTTGGGTTCAATGATATCCTCAATATGAGACTTCATTGCAGCGACTTCACCCTCATTGAGGCGGTAGCCGCGATAGCTATAGTTAGTTAGTAACTTCCTTAATAGCTTCAGTGATTTGAACCCTTCGGGTTCGTCATTACTGACAGACTCCATTATCTCCTTTGTAAGGACTGGAGTCTTTTCATACATACTATCGAGATCCTCGTTAATGTATAAATCCAGACCGCCCCACTGCGTGGGAAGTAAGAGTTGCCAACAGCAGCCGCTACTACGGTCTGGGAGCAAGGAGCCCATTCTTTGAAAGAATCGGTCCCTTACCATCCTAATCCATTTTGAATCAAAATGGTCAGGATTCATCCACTTTAGGGTTCTACCCAGAGAGAGCCCCTTGCCAATGGCAATGTTTCTCTCCGAAGACACTTCAAATGCCTTCGAAAGTGGCGACAAAAGCCTCACCTTTATGGAATCCACAAAAGGTGAGTCTTCATACTCCTCTGTAGAATTATTAATCCTCCAGACGGAGAAGTCTTTTAGAAGCTTTCCAGCCTCAAAGACTTTCTCACAGTACTTGACAATCTTTGTCGACATACCGTGCTTCCCCTCAGAGATCTTAGATCCTGAGCGGATGTGTGCATTGGTTATCTCTCTGAGATAATCGGGAGGACCACCTGCAAGGTGATCATCTCCTCCAATGTGATAACTCCTCCACGCTGGGCTGTCATAGACAGACCAGTGTAAAGGAATCCGTAGGTACCTTCGCATAGCGAACTCCTCTACGGTTAGATTGAGGAGAGTCAAAACAATCTTTGTTATTGGCTCCCCCATCATAACGCCCCTGGCCTGTCTCTCAGAGACGTGCCCAGGTGCGGTGAACGTCCGGTCACTGTTTAACAGTGATAGGACCAATGGTAGCAGCTTGGACTTGAAGCCCAAGCCTCTACAGAAACCCAAGAGGATCGCTTCAGCGACCTCCTTGGGGATCACGTCAGTGGCCTCTGAGAGGTCACTTGACAGAACGCTGCTTCCCTCAGGGAAGCTTTTGTTCTCAAACAGATACAGAGCCTGCCAGGCCTGGTCTGTTTTCATCATCCCACTCG